CCGGGATTCACCAAGTTACAGGAGGAGTTTAAGACCTTCTGTAAAAGATGAGTGACTTGGAACTTCAAAGGTGCAAAAGTATCAATCCTTCGCGAAGAAATTCGCGGAAGGAGAGTAAGTGGTCCAAATGGACCGTCTCTCCTTACAGCACATCTAGATGCTAAGGCTGTGTTATCAGATAGTGGCTTATTTCGGTCCATAGTAAATATGGCCTCCCTACAGGGAGCAGACTGAATAAAAGAGTCTATCGAAAATAATGCATTAGTGCAAACAGACAGAGTACTCAGCCATTCGGACCTCTCTTTCCTACCCGAAGGTGGAGGAAAGACCCGAGTGATTGCTATAGGTGACTACTGATCACAGATCGTGTTGAAGCCAATTCATGATACTATTATGAATAAGCTCAAGACAATGAAGACCGATGGGACATATATCCAAGACAGACAAGCTGCACGGGTTGCGCAGATGCTGAATGGTGAGTCCCATAGTTTCGATTTGTCCGCCGCAACGGATCGATTCCCTATCTCCCTCCAATTAATATTAGTTGAGGAGGTTTTCGGGGCGGAGATCGCGAATGCGTGACGACATGTCATGACAGATAGATGTTTCCGGTCGCACAATAACAATATGGTTAAGTGGTCAGTGGGGCAGCCGTTAGGACTGTATAGTTCCTGGGCTGTTTTCTCATTGACACACCACGTCTTTACTAAGTTTTGCGCTCATCGAAGAGGGTTCTTAGGCCCTTATGAGAATTACGCAATTTTAGGTGACGACATTGTGATATTTGACAAGGAAACCTCACAGCAGTATAAGCTGGCTATGGAGCAATGTGGTGTAATAATAAACCAAAGTAAAACCATAGTCGCCGACGGTGACACCCATCGAGGTGAATTCGCCAAAAGACTATTCATTGATGGTGTCGAAATCACAGGTCTAAAACCAGACATCATCCTAGCATGTGGTGCAGATTTCAAGCTGTACCCAGAGCTATTCAGAATAATGGCACTTAGATCCTATGAAGTGGATTCAAGTAGATTTGTCGCTCCAGGACTGGATAAGTATCACCAGTCCCAACTATCAACTCTAGTACGGTATTATCATCGTGCACGCGCCCCATTTCTGGGTAACGCATACTCCGAGGTTTCACAACAACTTTGAGAGAACCAGGTCAATCACCATCGTGTGGACCGTGTGGTAGAGAAGCTAGACAACCTTGGTAAGGTCAGTGGTGGTAACATCACTGATGTCTTTAAGGCGGGGGGAATACCCTTCTACAAGGAGCAATTAGGCCAGGGAGGTGATCTTTCTATCGAGAACCTACACCCTGTTGTTTGAGAAATTCTGAGGCGGCAGGAGCA